TATAGAAACCGGAGACTTTCCATTTTCGGTGATGACTGATTCGTTTATGATGTCATCAACGGCAAGTTCCACCTCGGGGTTCATGGCCATCTCACGATAGCGAGTGATGAGGTCAATTTCATTCTTGACGGTGCCTTCAAGGTCAAGATATGTGCCATAGGCTTCACCTGTTGCAAGTGCCTCGACGGTAATTGCCGCATCTTCATTTTCGGGGACAGAGAAGGCTTGAAGACGTTCTTCGGGAACATCTTTTTTATCTCTTCCTATTGTAAATCCTAATAATTTAATTGCCATAAGATAGAACCTCTCCAGCAGGGGTTGATTGATATATAATACCTATATGTGTGTATATATGTTCCCTGCCGGATAGGTTTTGTGATTAACTTGTTTGCGCCTTGTCATCTGAAACCTGCCAGTAATCATATTGCCACGTAACAGCAAACTCTTCAAGAGCATCGTTGGTGTCCCATGCAAGTTCAATTGCAGGAAGTGTAGATGGCCAGGCATTGACTAAAGTGATTTGCTTGAGAACCTCTCCTGCCTTGCCATAGTGAGTGACCATTGCATCCACTTGATAATCGCTGGTGGCCGACCCTCTGAGATTTCCGATATGACTATTGATATAATTTGACCAATTAACAAATCCAGAATGAACAGCAAAATCTTCATCATTGATGACGGTGGTACTCCATTCTTCAAATGTTCGGTTTCCGGGCAACTTGATGGTTCTGCCAAAATATGGAGCCTCGACTGCTCCGATGATTATTCCTGGGATGGAAGCAGCCTTGCACATGAATGTCATCTTCTGTCCTGCTTCTCCCGGATTCGCTGCACCGGGAAACGGAATCGTAACCTCAAATAAATTAGGCCGGGCACCTTGTCCAACAAGTTGCGCTCTGAAATTATTTACTGAAAAAGGCATTATTTTACTCTCCTTAGATGGTATATCCTAATTATTTATATCCAAAACCTAAAATTTGCCAACAATTTCAGAGAAATCAACACCTGTACTGACAGCAATGAAGTTCAATTGAATGAAGTTAATTGATCGTGCTGGTTTAATGTAAATGTCACCAATAAATTGATTGGTATCAATCACTTGTCCTGTGTTGTTTGTTTCATCACACACAACCTTGAAGTCTATAATGCCGCGCCTTCCTTGAATGTCGCGAAGGAATGGCTCTACCATGTTTCGGAATTGTGCCCGTGTGAACTCATCATTGAACTCAAAGAGTGAGAACTTGGCAGCAGTCGAGATTGCCTTCTCAAGCACGATGAATAATCGTCGCACATTGATTCGGTCAAAGGCACTCGGTCGTGTCTGCTGTGTTTTATCTCCAAACAGAATGGTTCCCTGTCCAGGGAAAGTCACAACAGGATTAACTTGCTTTTGATACAGGCTGTCGCGGGCTGCCTTCTGTGGATTGAATGCGAGCTTCACCACATTCTTGACCTGACCACGATTGTATCCGGCAGGACTCCACCATGCATCCCGGTTGTTGTCCGTTCGGGCACATAGACCTGCAATGTCACCGTTCAGAGGAACCCAACGATACTTGTCATTATACTTGTCATACTGATACTTCCACCCACTATCCATGACTGCATATGAAGTATTCAGATTCGGACCATCAAACGCCCCTGTTCTAAATCCAATAACATCAGCGAGCTTCCCTGAATCCAACCCGCTGTCAACTGCATCAAGATGAGGCGAAAAGAACATGACAGCATCTTTTCGTTTGTCGGTAACATTGTCGGAAATATATTTGATGACGGTTTTCTTCTCTGTTTTTGTTCCCGTCTTTCCGCCTTCTCCTGCAATGACCAGAGAGACATCTACAGTAGCCGAGTCGGCAAACAAATCCCATGCCCGCAAATAATCATCGGCACCATAGACACCAGAACCAGATGAACCACTCGCGCCGCCGGAAAGCGTCGAGCTACCGAACCCATTTCCAGTCGAAGCAGAAGAAATTCCAAAATCGGTATCTACAGCTTGAGAGCCAGTCGGCCCGGCGCCATCGAGCAACGAAAGGTCGGTTCCTACTCGAATATACTGGGATTTGTTGTTGATGACATCGCGATAATAATTGACATCCCCGCCAGCAGAAAGTGCATCCTCTGCCTTTGACAAATATCCCCAATATTCAAGAACAGCACTTGGCGACCCTGAAATTGTCCCAAGACCATCATCCTTGACAACCACATGAATTTCGTCATTGGCGCCGCCCCTGGCAGAAACATAAGGAGAAGTTCCGGGAGCAGAAGAAAAGAGTGTATTTGATGTGAATGCCGAAAATCCATTTCCCGTGCCAATATCCTCACCACCATCGCACCATTCGACTGTCAATGAATTTCCCAGTTCACCGGGATACTTGGCATAAAATGTGTTTGCAGCAATTTGACTTACGGTTTCATCCCATACATTATCATTGTTGATTTGAATGGCACCAATGGAATTATCTGATGCATTGAAAGTTCCGCCTGTATTTGCAACGCGAACGACCTTCAGGTGACCTGAATAGGACAAGAAATTAGCAGCAGAAAAGAAATCTACTGCCGTGTTTGTGGTTGGCTTTCCGAAATTATCAACGAGTTCGTCTTCTGAACCTATTTGAACTATCTGCTCGGCTGGGCCCCAAATAAATGCGCCTACTGCCGCGCCGATACTCGTAGAGACGGCAGGAATTACTGTTGTCAAATCAACTTCAGTTACATTTACACCGGGGGAAACTTGAAATGGCATCGTTTATCTCCTTTAATGAATATGGCATTTCTATACAAACCATAAACTTATTCCTGAATATTTATAAAAAAGGAGTTTTTCAATTAGGAACGCTAAACCAGACCTGCCCCTCAGAATCTACAAATGCCTCTTCTTCCCTGTTCATCCCGGCATCCACAAATCCGAATGGCAAAATATCTTCTTCTAACAATTTCATTTTCTCTTCTAAGAGCCGTTTTCGGATGTCAAGGTCCGTAATATCCTTGAAATGGGGCTGTGAGGTCAACCATGCAAACAATAAAAGAGACATCACAAGGTCGTCATGACATCCGGCATCGGCTTCGTATGATCCTGCCTTGGAAACAAAGGAACTCAACTCTGAAATGGTATCAAAGTCATTCACAATCAACTTACTCTCTTCAATTAGACTCTTGAGCATAGAACAGCCAATTTGTTTGACTTTCTTGGACATGGTAAGGCCCAGGTCAGAAGTTCCTTTGCCAAACCCAGAATCAAATACCTGTCCTGCTCGTCCCCGCGTGGAAATCATTACCAAATTTTCATATTCGACATCATGATGAAGAATGTCGGCAACCTGTTTCCCAATACCATTGATTTCTATAAGAACATATGCCTGATTGTATTTCTCGGCAACCGATGCAATGACATTAGGATATATCAACGGAGTAATGGATGCGCTGCGATACTTGGCAACCTGTCTGTATGGAATCTCTGTTGCATCAATGACAGAAAATGCAGAATAATCAAGTTCCTCTCCGAGTGACACATCTACTGTCATCATGTATAAATGGTCTTCCTTTGGAAGTTCATATATATCAAGCCCATTGTTTTTCTCTGCCGGATTCTTGAACACCAAATTCTTCAGGGTGCTTCCAGAAATGAGCGTGTTCATGCCGCCAACAAATTCTCCTTCAAACTCCTGGGCCCAACGTTCCTTTCCAATATTTCGGATTGTTTCAGTTTTCCATAGGTTGTCCCTTCCGGGCACATCTGTCCAATGAACTTCAAGGGGAATGTAATTATTTCGCTTTTCTTTTGCATCCTCCCACATCTTATAGAAGTGATTCAAGCCATTCGGAGTGGAAACTACCACAATCTTTGTAGACGTTCCCGAAGAAATTGTAGGATAGACAGAGGACATAAACTCGTCTGCAATGTTTGGCGGCACAAATGCAAACTCATCCAAGAGAATCATATTATAGGAACCACCACGGATTGCCGAACTGGAAGTGGATGCGGCAACCACCTTGGAACCATTTTCAATTTCAAGATTGCCCTTGTTCCATAT